CATAGAATTTGCGTATGTCAATTTTCAAGCAATACCGAGTGCCAGATCTATCCAGAATCAGAGCTTCGTGCATATCCTCCAAACACTTGTGAACGCCACGCCCTTTGATACAAGCATAGGTGTTACCAATGAATTGAGATTGCCAGAAACGTCCCAGCACGTTTATAATGCAGTGGTGTATTATTCTGTCTGGAAAGAATGGAGCAATCATAAGCTCCCTCTCTTTGGGATCATAGATCTTTCGGATCTTATACTCCCCAGGTATGTACGTTTCATCAGCCAGCATTTCATAGAGAGATTGCAGATTTTCCACAATGCTCTCATTGAAATTATTGATCTCCGATCTATCACCTTTGCCTTTCTGGGCGGTGTATTGAGAATGCACCAGATTTGCGCTGGAGTAGATAAGGTGATACACATTTTTGAGTTTCTTTGAGGGGCAATCAAAGATCTTTCCAGTATCCCCGATATAGATCCCACAATCCTCAAAATCGTTGTATGAGGCGTAATAGGTAGTTGCTATTGCCATGTGCCGTTGGTCTAAAACAGAGCTTTCAATTTCTTACTTGCACTGATCTAACTTATATTATTTTACCAACTACCAGCAATGCTGATAGCCTCTGTGAGGTAGGGTTGTGGCGGTTAACAGTATCTTTATAAAATTGAAACCACGGTAAAAGCGGAACCCAATGTTCGCATTCGCATTCGAAGAGCGATTATTCGTATTCAGATAACCGAAACCCGCATTCGCACCATTATTCGCACCAGCAGCGAGCAGGGCACCCCTAACCGCCACAACCTTTTTATAGATTTTTCAAAGAACTATTTTCGTTGCTCCGTGCTCCGAGTTTTGCAGTCCGTCAAAAACGGCACAAGCGGAACCCAACGCTCGCACCCGCATCCGACGAGCGATCATCCGTATGCAGATAACCGAAACCCGCACCCGCACCAGCATTCGCACCAGCAGCGAGCAGGGCACCAAACCAGCCTCTGCCTGGGGTTGCATTATTATAGGCAGTCCAGAAATAATCACAGAAACCAGTAGTTGAACCAGCTCCAGTGGTATCATCTGGGAATGAGTAACCCTTTGAGGAGAATGAGTTGGTGTTGATATAGCCAGATCTCATCGGGAGGTTTGCGATCGGGCTATAGCCATCGGGAGCGGTTGCTGCTGAATCGGAGTGGGAGGTGAACTTTGTGGGATCCTCACAGAGGTAAGCCACAATGGTATCCTCCTTATTCCACACCAGAATATCATCAGCCAGGAGCCAGAGATATTCAAAAGGAGCCTCCAGGCCACGATAGGATGTAACTTGCACAACCTTATCGCCACCAGTCCAGCCCTTGATAGTGTATGAAACCTTGCCTGTGTTGTTACCGAGAATTGCAGTGACGCCGTTAGGCACAAATGGCTTGTAACCGCCCCAGGTATTCCACTCCGTTCCATTCACAGCACAACCAGATCCCAAACCGCCCTGGTGGAAACCATCAGCAGTGAGAGTGGCATTGAATGTAGCCTGGCTGTGTAGTGAGGCATATTCAATCCTACAGAGCCAGGCGATCTGATTATAGGCTCTGTAAGCTCCGATATGGTTGCCGTTCTTACAGTATGGTCTTACACCAGTTTTGCTGATTGAGGTGCGAGCCATGCCCAGTTGAGAGTTGTATGTGCCATCCTTTCCAGAATCACCAGCACCAGATCCTCCACGATAGCGAGCAGCATTTGAAGCCACGCTCACAAAACCGTTGGAATCTCTGGCTATGTCGTTGCCGTTCCACAAAAGGAAACAGCCAGATGCAGCGGTGTTAGTCTGGGTGTCAATCGTGCCATACCAGGGAGAGATCGCCTTTCGTGATACTCTCTGGAAACCAGGCAACGGATATTCTGAAATGGCATAGATCCATTTGGTGCCCTGGATCTCAACCTTAACGTAATACTCTGGGATCTCCAGCATCACGTTTCCATCGGTGCTATCAATAGTGGCAGCAGCTCCAGAATCTTTCTTTCGGCTGTCATTCTGGTGGAGATAGTATTTCACGCTACCATCCAGATTTTCCACGAATCGTTTTAACTTTGACTGGATCGGCAATGTGCGATGCAGATCCAGGTTTCCAACCCTTACCAGGTTGCTATCCTTACTGGTAAAATCACCTTGCACACCATACCACATATCATAGGGGTACTGGGGCTTGGTGTTTCCAGATCCGAGAATTAAACTCATATTTGAAATTATTATTTGATTAGTTCACCAGCTCCCCAATAGATCTCATAATCAGCCAGGGAAATAGCATTTGGGGAAATACTTACTATTGCTCCTGGAGTCCAGTCACCCAGAGGCACTGGGAAAGCTCCGCTCTCCTTATCGCAGATGAGCTTGCACGGCATCAGAATGTTGGTTTCCATGCTTGCCTTTTTGGGTCTGACAAACACAGAAAACGGCACTCCTCCGAGCGTGAAACCCTTTGAAAGGTCTGAAACTCTACCTTTTGAAAGGATCCGTAAGCTATACATTGGATGTTCCATAAAATTAACTTGGTAAATTATACTGCAAAGATAGTCAAAATCTGTGTTCCACGAACACATTTTAAGGCGAAAATCCTTGTTATCTCAAAAATTATGTTATATGACACCTCCTTTCTATATAGGAATCACCATAAATGCCAGGAGCAGATCCCAGCCAGACCGTCCAGCATTGGTGCCCTTTTATAAGCTCATCATATTTGCCTGGATCTCCTCCAGAGAGTTAATCTTATCCCTTATCTGTTGCCTGGAGTTATGCAACTCCGTTACATCATAGGGCAATGGAGCACCGATCAAAGCAGCCTCATAGCACTTAATGATCTGGTAATCGGAATCTGCCAGCGTTGCTTTCAGATCCTCAATCCGCCTCCTCATAGCCTGGAGATCGGGCACCACCTCATAGTGATATGAGATAGTTTCTCCAGCATCATAAGGAATGGCAGTCACCATGTAGCCATCATCGGCTTTGCGGATCTGATCATCATCAATCCGCTCCAGGGGCTTCCACCCTGGAGGCAGATCATTAATCTGATCCTCCACGGTGTAAACCTTAGTTTCCAGTACCCCAGTATCGGGGTTTCTTTCCTGGAATGTGACTGGCTCCAGGGCTTTCACCCTTAGATAGCCATCATTATCTATAAATCCGTATTCTACCATAACTTAGATTATTCGTTACCATTTCCATGCAGATACCAGCCACGCCTCTTTTTTAGTCGTGGTGTTTCCAGAGGTGATATAACCGATCGTGAACACAAACATTCCAGCTCTGCCACAACCAAAATCGTAGTATTCGTTTTCGGTATTATCATCATAAATGTGGTGCCCAGTCCTGGGGCGTACCCTCATGGTGCCAGTCCACCATTGTTTCACCCAGACAACTTGCCCCTCTTTGGGATTTGCTGGGAGGTAAACAATAGAGGTATCAGAGGTGTAGCCTATGATCATAGTATCGGCAGCATTCAGATATACCGTTTGCTTGGTGCCAGATATAGCTCTCTTGCCCAGTGTCAGACCTCCAGCATAGAGATCATAGAAGAATCCTCCGAATGCTGGTGCAGTCCCAGAGTTGGATGCTTTTCCATACACGCCAGCCACAATGGTTTCCAAAGCATTCAACTGCCAATCCCTTTTTGCGACATTGGCAAACCCCAGACCGACAATAGCCCCTCGGTGGGTGTAGCCAGAGGAGGCTGGCATTGCATTGGTACCAGCCAGGTTTGCAAAGATGCCGTTTGGAGATAGGTAGGCAGTACCAGTAGAATATGAGGGAGAGTTTTTGGCTCGTACCTCCAGCATACCCTGGCTGGCATTCAATTTAATGATCGTGCCAAAGTTATTCATTGAGTAGCCTCCTCCGTCATTGGCACTCTCTATGAGGATTTGAGCTACAGACGCATCCAGAGTGATCTTGTTGGAGCCAGAGAGTGTTGATACAATCTTACCTCCAGACATAAACCAATCTCCGATATTGGCACCCTCCGCCAGGAGTAGGTTGGTTGCGATAGTTTCAAACTGGGCACCAAAAGTATTCCATTTTCCAGTATTTGTGGGGGCGATATTGGAAAACTCTCCAGCGTCAATCCTGGCAATGTAATAGATGTTGTTATACTTGACAGCATCCAGACGGCGTGAATTGCCATAGTAGGTTTTGCTGCTACTGTAGGCACCCCTATACACCAGCACTGGACTATCTCCTTTTGTCCCAGGATCTCCCTTGTCACCTTTATCTCCCTTATCGCCTTTTTCTCCAGTGACGCAAATTGCAGCTGTGATGGTGGATGTGCCGTTGGTATATGTGATCACGGATCGTGTCCAGATATACCAGCCGCTTTTCCAGGTTGGACGTACCGTACTCCACGATCCATTGAGCAATGAGGTTGCAGAGCTGGAAAGATAGTATTGCTCAACTATTGAGGATATACCGACACCAGTGTTACCAGTTCCTCCAGTGATACACGCTGGT